CCTGAAGGATCAGGTGTTCGCCACCGCCCGCAAGGTCGACGATTTGGCCGAGCAGAACGCCGCCGAACACGTCGCACTGACCGACCGCATCGACGCCATCCAGACCGAAGTGCGCCGCTGGCACGCCGAGAAGGAGAAGCCGCAATGAACCGCGAACCACTCGCAATCCGCGCCGCCGCGATCTGGGCGGCCCAGTCGCTGATCCTGGCCGCCGTCGCGTTCGGCTGGAACCTGTCCGCCGAGCAGATCGCCACCAGTTTCACCGCCGTGTCCGCCCTGTCCGCACTCGCCGTGGTGGTGTGGACCCGGGGCAAAGTCACCCCGGTCGACGACCCGCGCGACGACCAGGGGCACCCGCTGACACCTGATGAGGTACCTGATGAGTAACCCGCCAGACAAGCGTCGTCATCTCAACCGCGACGCGATCAGAGCCTTGTTCTGGATCATCCTTACCGCCCTGGTAGGGATCATCCTCCTGGCTCTATGGGGGGTGACCCTGCGGGCAGGTTTGCTGTCGGACAACGTCACCGCCGAAACCGCATCGCAGCCCGATGAGGCACTGAGCATCCTGGGTAACATCGCCGCCGCCGCCGTAGGAGGCCTGGTCGGCTGGTTGACCCGCGACTACCAGATCGTCAGAGGGGACAGCGAGGGGGACGACGATGATGGCCTGGCGTGACATCCTCGCCGCCGCTGGGCCAGCCGGTGCCGCCGGTCTGCTCTGCTACGCCGCCCTGCAACAGACCGACCACCCCGGCGTCCAAACCCTGCTGTTCATCCTGTGCGGGGTGTTCGCCGGGGCGTTCATCGTCCAGACCACCCTGCTCATCGCCATGAGCCGCACATTTCCACAACCACCACCAGAGGAGGACAGCGATGCTGCCCATTGAGGAATACCCGCGAACAAGCGAGGCCGACGAGATCCAGGCCGCGACCGGGGAAGGCTACGACCCCGACCAGACCTGGGACGACGAGCCCGACGACGACCCGACCGGGGAAGAGGTCGCTGACCCGGACGACGTTGCCCCCGTGCTCGTCGTGATCGAGGAGGACTGACTAGTGTCCGTTGGACCCCCGGCCTTTGGCGAGCATGTCTGCGGTGTTTTCCGCTGGCGTGCCAAGCCTCAGGTGCGTGGGGTTCACACACGGCGGGTTGTCGCACAGGTGCATGACCCAAAGGCCGTCGGGGATCGAACAACCGTAAGTCAACTCGTACATGGCGCGGGGAGCACGCAAGGGGCTCCCGCCGTCCCCGGAAGCGATCTTCCCGTACCCCTTTTGGTCGCGACTGCCTTTCCACTCCCAGCATTGCTCAGGATCGATTGCGTCGTAGAAGCGCGTCATGCGGTCAGCGAGCGAGGCACGGGGCACTCCATTGAGGGGTCCGTCGATAGGACGACCGCTCCGCATCCGCTGGTAATGCCCTGGGCACAGACCCTTGGCCCCCTTTGCGGTGACCGTGTTGTCGCAGCCGGTCGCGGAGCATGTTGCGGCGTGCCCGTTGCCCTGAATCGGGGCGTCCATGTCCAGGCCGCGTTTCATTCGATAATGGTGGGCGGGACAGTAACGGAGTCGACCAGCATTGCCGGATGGCCTTCCGCAGGTGGGCCACAGGCAGAATCCAGTGACTTCCCCGTGAGGGAGCAGAGGGGCGTCAACATCTGCGCCTCTTTGCAGCCTGCTGTAGTGCGTCAGGCAAAGTCCCTTTATCGCCGCTGCGTCATCACACAGGGCGGCTGCACAGATCAACAGTTTGCGGGTTCGCCCACGATTGACGATGGGCGCATCCAGGGGAATCCCCCGTCGAGAGCGTACGTAGTGCGTGTCACACAATCCCTTCGACTTGACGGGGAACACGCAGGCGTCAACCGAGCAGATTTGGTAAGGCATACCCCATATTACATACGACAAACGGAGGTCGTGAAATGGCACAGGTAGGGACAATGCTCGACGGCCCGTGGGACGGTAAGCAGCGACTGAACGCGGGTTGGAGGTACGCCTCATCCCAGAGTCTTCATGCGGCCTATGACATCGGGACACCGATGGGCACGAAACTGTACGCCCTCGGTGACGGTGTGATTGTTGACTGTAATGACGGGGTCAGGGATCAGCCGCCTGGTAGGCCTGCCGGTAGCGGCGCACCCTCAAACTGGATCATCCTCAAGTTCATCGCACCGAAGGATTCGAGGTACGCCGGGGCGACGCTGTTCGCGTACTACCAGCACCTCAAGCAGCACGGTGTGAAGGTGAAGAAGGGGCAGCGAGTCAAGCAGGGCGACCTGATCGGTTTGTCTGGTAACTCTGGCAACACGACCGGCCCGCACCTGCATCTGGTGATCCTCAAGCCGGGGTTCACGATGAGCCGCTACACGCGGTACTCCTACCTGGGCAACAGCAACATGGTGGTATGGGAGCCGAGGTTGGCGTGGAAGGCGACGAGGTACGGGGTGCACTACGAGGTGCATCTGTCGAAGTTGCGCCCGGGGGTGAAGAACTCGAAGAGCGTGAGGGTGCTGCGCAAGGCCCTCATCAAGCGCGGCAGGCTCATCCCGAAGAAAGGCCTGTCGGTGTCTAACCCCGGCAACGACTACAACGACAAGGTCGCTGAGGCTGTGAAGCAGTGGCAGAAGGACAAGGGCCACAAGCCGACCGGCACACTGACCACCGCACAGGCCAAGGAGTTCTTCAAAAACAACGAGCACGTAAAGGTCATCGGCTAGCAAACGACCACCCCGCCCTCTTTCCAGGGGGGCGGGGTCCGTTTACACCGGGACAAACTCCCTTCCCATCACCCATTCTGGTAGGTGAAGGCACTACGGCATTATCGAGGAGTCCCACATGACCATCGCACCGGATCCCCAGTTCCCTGAGGTGACCCCCACCCTGTACGAGCGCCGCCTCTCTGCCGCTGTGCCGGGACAGGCAGGCCCTCTTCGCTTCCAGGAGGGCATCGGTACCGACACCGACATCCCCAACAACTTCGGTATCGGCGTGAGCCAGGGGTACCAGCCTGCCCCTGGCCGACCGAACCGCAATGCCCCGGTCCATACAAAGCCCGCGCAGGAGACGATGAGCGAACGTGCCCATGTCGGCAGTGCCGCGTGGGTAGAGGCCCCGGAGTTCCTCGGGGAGTTTGCTCAGGGCGCTTTCACGGGCAACGCCGAGGTCCACTTCGAAGAGGTCTACCGCAATGGTGGCCACCAGGCGCGTGAGAACCCAGTTTGCGTGCGGGATTGATGGATCACATCCCGGCCAATATGCGGCTCTGGGATCTGTACGTGGCGCGCGCGAAAGCGCGCTTCCCACACTACCCCTCGCCCGGAGCATCACACTGGGTCCATGACCAGTATGTGAAGGCGGGTGGCAGATTCGTCGCCACGGATCACGCCGACAAGGACACGATCCGGGTCAGTGACGAGAAGTACGCCGAGTATGCCAAGAAGGCCCGCCAAGCGCACAAAGAAGAGTGACCTGCGCGCGCGGTTAGCGCGTACATGCACCCCCTACCTGCTATTGAATGGTAGGTGTGTACCTCGATCTGACCATTGCCGCTGTGTGCGCCTGATTAGGAGAGCGAGGTGATGCCCACATGTCTATCGACTTCAGTCCGCCGTCCTACCGTGCAGCCAGTTCTGATCTCACAATCTCGATCAGTCCCCTTGGCTTGGTAGAACTGGCGGATGAGATACGCGGTATGTACATTTAATTCGACGAATTCGAAGTCCATGGCCCGCGCCTAAATAGATACTCGTTGTCCTATGCAATGTACCTAGGGCATCATCATGGGGTTCGTAGGGAAACCGGCGAACCTCAATTGGTGTTCAATTACTTTCGTGGTTTCACGGATTTCATTGTTCGCTTTACGTTTGGTAACGGCGTTCACTTCCGCTCGCCCAAGGCCACGGAGGCCATCGTCCCCGACCTGTTGAAGATGGTCTGGGAAGTGCACAACGACAAGGAGAAGGTCCTCCTAGAGATCGGCCAGACGGGAAGCATCTCGGGAGACAGTTTCACCAAGGTTGCCTGGGAGCCCGAGTACGTCGATCCGGCAGGCAACTACCACGAGGGTAGAGTTCGTATTCTTCCGTTGAATCCTAGTTTTGCATTTCCTGAATGGCACCCTCATGATCGTGAGAGATTTCTTCGATTTAAGTTGAAGTATCGCTTCTGGTCTACGACACTGGATGGTACTCGTCAGGTAATGACGTTTACTGAGATAATTACTGACGAGTTCATTGAAGAGTACTTGAACGATGAGTTGATTGACCAACGACCCAATCCCCTGGGCATGGTCCCCATCGTCCACATCCCCAACTACTCCATCTCTGGTTCCCCCTGGGGACTTCCCGACTGCTACGACATCATCAACCTCAACCGCCATTATAACGAGGTCGCGGAACAGATCGCGGACATCGTTGCCTACCACTGTGTGGATGATGAGACAGAGGTACTTACTGCGGGGGGCTGGAAGCATCAGCACGAGGTTGTCGAGGGGGAGTTGATCCTGGCCCTGGACCCGGATACCAAGGAGATCACCTGGCAACCGGCCACGTTCAACCGCTTTGATTACGATGGAACGTTGATCAAGTGGGATAACCGCATAGACGCACTGACCACTCCCGGCCATAGGTGGCTGGTGGAGAGGCGTCGGGGACGGGATAAGCAGTTCCTCACCCAGGTAGCCAGAACGTCCCAGGCTACGGATGGGGACCTGGCTGTCGGTGGCCTTACACAGGCCAGCCGAATCATCGTCGGGGGCGGTATTCCCGCCGCTTTCTCTCATGAGCCGAAGTGGTCCGATGAACTCGTTGAGACCGTCGGTTGGTACGTCACTGAGGGTTGCGACCTATATAGCGGTCCCCGGGACTGGCACTCTATTAACATCTCCCAGTCGGAAATTGCTAACCCAGAGCATGTCGAGGAAATCCGAAGGTTGGCCTCCTACTGGCGAGCAGAGGGCGGAACATTCACGGAAGGTAGAGCCCGACGAACAGACGGTAAGGTCGCCTGGTACCTCGGAAAGGGCGTCGTAGGAGCCCTTGAGGAGGCAGCCCCCAAGAAGCAACTGACACCCGAGTTCGTCAGGTCCCTTACTTACCGGCAAGCGGTGCTCCTACACAAGATCCTGCTCGATGGGGACGGTACTCGAAGCGGATCGCATGTGATGTTCTACCAGAAGTGTCCCGACCGCACTGATGGTTTCCAGATGCTCTGTTCGATGCTTGGTATCAGGACCAACAAGATGGTCGTCAAGCGGGATGGCACCTATGCGGTTCGGCAGTTCAACAAGAACCATATCCTTGCCGAAGAGACCTCTCGTCGTGCGGAGGAAGTCCCCTACACAGGTACTGTCTGGTGCCCCACCGTAGAGGGCGGGTTCTGGATGGCCAGG